CTGTCTGATCATGACAGCTAGTTTTTCAGTCGTCATCTCAGGTCCATTGATCTGGGCTTCATCCTCAATGACAAGCTTGGCTCGTTTAAAATCGTAGTATCCAAAAAGACAGGCTGTAAAATCCACCACTCCAATATCTAACGCTTCATAACAATGGTAATATTTAAAGTACTCATCTCGTTCTATGGATTGGATGCAGTCTCCTTCCACCTTGGTCCACTCTGGAACAATTGCAAGATTGGAGTCGGTAACAAATCTGCATAAATATTCTCTTTGCCAAGTCGTAGAGTTTTCTCCTCCTGCTTCTTTGCAGAGTTCTGTTATTCTATTTTGAGTGAGTAATGGATTGTCAAAGACTGTGAACTTGACACAACTGCCTTGTTGTTCTGCTTTTTGATAGAACTCGACAAAGTCATGATCAGGACTCACAGGCGGTGTGGTAATCATCACAATCTTACAACTAGGACGGTGAATCGTTGCTGGAACAATCACACTGTCATAGAGGTATCTTAAGTTGGAGATGAAAGCCGCTTCATCTAAAATAATAAGATCAATCGTATTTCCTCTGAGTCCATTAGGTTTCATATCCAAACCGACTAGCTTAATCTCTGATCCATTCTTAAAGACAAACTTGCTTTGCTGAACGTTGTACCTTGGTAAAAGCCAATTGGGACAATCTGAGAGGATTAAGTTGAATGTAGGAATAATGAATTCCTGCAAATCACTTAAAAAAGCAGTTCCATACTTAATTCGACACTGAGGACGTCTCAAGGCTTGCTCAATAGCTCTCACCACCATGAGATAAGACTTTCCTAACTGCCTGGAGCATAAAGCTACAAACAAGCCTGAGGATGTCCTATCCATGGCTGAATAGATTCTCTTTTGCGTGGTATGGAGCTTCCAATTCAACACCCCACGACGCCAGAGTTCAGCTTGGATATCGCTGGTATCGTGGATGTTGCTATTCTTTTTTGACATCTGGATTCTCTAATTGATTCAAAAGAACTTCTGTAGAATCTGCCATAGGCTGTGGTATTTCGCTTACATCCTCAATGACTTTAGCAAAAAGCTTTGGATAACAATACTGAGCTAGGAACTCGAGCATCTTAAACTTCATCACAATAGACAATGTGGGATAAAGCTTGGCTGCTTCCTGTGGAATGTTAAACTTGATCTTTGCTAGAATTTCTCTAAACTCTGCACTTCTACGATTGGGGACTCCTGCTTTACGACCCATACTTTCCTCCTTTGAAAGCACTCACGAGTGACATTTGACTCACCTTTCCCTCAAGTTCACTCACTTGATGGAAAATCGCTCTTAGTTCATCACTCTGATTCTGTTTCCTCTCAAAATACTTTTCCCAGTGATAGGAAACTAACAGGAGAGAAAACAGAATCAGGGAAACTAAGTCCAATTGAATCACGACACCTACAAACGAGATCCACACGAAGACGCAAATCACATCTAATCTTTCATCACTTCCAGTGAATTTGAGATACTTCAAAAGCTTTGACATTCCAATCCCTCCTTCCTCATGAGTTGAGCAGCCTTTCCCACAACGATGGGTAAAATCTCATCTAGAACCACTTCTACTCGCTCAATGACTTTTCCCCTCAAATGAAGTCTAATCAGCTGATAATGAAGCTGTGACTCGCCTCTCACAATCGTGTAAGCATGAAACACAGGATCGTTTTTTTTGAGTTCTTTATCTTTCATAATATTCACCTCTGTCACACAGCTATCCTCTGTAGACTGATCTTTCGTTTGCGTCTTGTTTGTTTTGGTTTTTGATAAATAGGAGAACAAAAGGGTTCTAATAATGGAACCCTGATCCAGTTTGAAAATAGATCATTCTTATATGAATACTTTTTACTATAAGAGGCTTGTTTCTCTTCTTTGGAATACCAGTCCGGAGGTCTCGCGTTGTACTCTGCGTCTAGAAAAGATCTTAACCAATTTGTTTCATACGCGTTCAATTGATTCCAGTAATCAATATCAATGTATTCTCTTACGCATCTTTTAAATCTCATATGCCTTCCTTGGCGTTCTTTCGCGTCTTCCTGACACGAGATGAACAGTTGAGTTATTCTCCTCAGTTAATTGATTTTTTCACTTAGTTTTTGTCAGCAATTTCCTCTACTTGGATACGAATACATCCTTTGCCTCTTTCTGTTTTTTTCCAGTCGTAAGTGGGCTTTGAAATCACAGCCATCGAATCATCGGCCAGCACACCGCATTCCACTAAACCATCTAAAATCGGTTTGCAGGATTGGACGATTCCATCAAAATCGCATGGTGTACAACTGTATCGACAAACAGTCACCTGAGCTTTTTGCAAGGGTTGTTTGGGCAAATACCGACCGACTGCGTGTTTGACATTCCACTTCCACATCTTCGTATTCTTGAGCTTCACCCAATGACTTTTATGCCCGATCGAATTGTAAGTCGCTGGTAATCCTTGAATTGTAATATCTAATACGTATTTGTCTGGTGTGAGTCGTATCGCTTCCATGTGTTGCTCCCTTTTATTCTTCCAAACCGAGTTCTTTCATCAATGATAAAGGAAACATGCGACCCGATTCTGAGGCTCGCTTGAGTGCTTTTAAAAGACTTTCCTTTGTGAGAGTGACTTTCTTTTCTTCCACTTCCCAATCCGTGGCTAAAATATCCGCTCTAGAAAAAAAATAGCACTGAGTTCCTTCCATAAGTTTGTACCAACAAGGATCATTTTCTCGTTTAAATCTCTTTCCTGTTAGAATCGCTTCATGAAGTGTCATGCCATACCTCCTAGTCATAAAATCCAAGCTCTTGAAGTACGCCATCAATGAAATCCTGTTTGCCAACAATCAATCTCATCCGAACACTATCAATCGCATTGAGAATTTCGCTCTGGCCTAAGTTCAGTTTCTTTTCGTCTAGTTCCCAATCGTTCGCGGCAATCTCTTCTTTGGAAAAAAGATAGGTGTCAGTTCCAATCATAGGTTTATGCCAGTACGTATCTTTTGCTCGTTTGAATCTTCTTTTGCTTTCAAACACTTCTTGTAATTTCATGTCATCCTCCTGATGTTTTTAAGACGGTTTTTAAAATGGCAAATCAGCTTCCGGGAAACAAGGGTCGGGGTCCGGTGGACCAAATCTTTGATGAGGCATTACGATTTCTAGCATCTCTTTTTTAGATAAGGGTTTAAGCAGCTCAAGGAAATTGAGTGGCTGTAAATAATCGGGAAGCTTAGCTAATTCCAGTGGTGTTTTAATCGGAACATTGCTCCAGTCATTCCCACAACTGGCAGACTTCTCGCCTAAACGAGAAACTTTGAATTTTTTTCCAAAAAGAGAACCGCCCAAATCTTCTCTTCGCTTGCTGAGAATATCGGCAACCTGTTTGCCCACGGCAAGCAATCTTCGGGTCATTTTGACCTCTTTTCCACTCTTGTCTAGGTAAGGGGTTAAATCCAAGATGGAATACATTTCCTGATAGCTTTTTGGCGTTCTGTGAGCACATAAAACGCATCCCTCCCCTGAACACGTGTAGGATTCCCACTTGTCGCTAACTTTTATTTTGTGTTCATGAACTCCAAAGCGGGTATCATCGAGGAAAACAATTTCTCTTGTGGTTCCTGGTTTTAGCCAGAAGCGGCTAACTTTTGGGGTTGAGGCGTAAGATTCGAACTCGGTTCTATTTTGTGATTCTTGATCAATGTACCAACTCATTTTGTTTTCCTCCTGAAAACATTTTGAAATTCTAATAAAGACAGGGATCAATCAGTGTTCCACACTCTTGTGTCCCTGCTTTGAGCATCTTGCTCGTTCGTGATGACTTTCTGTCATGGGACTTGGTTGTAACTCCTTTTTTTTAGTTTGCAAATATTAAAATTTATTTTGAATCATTTTTTTGTCATACGTCTTATTCAGTCAAGATTTATTCTGCTCAATCTGACTTTTTTCAATATCTCGTCAAGAGCTAATCGGATCCATTTCTGATACTCAAGTCCTTGTGGCTTCAGTTCGATAATGTCTTTTTTCATTTGTTCACTGACTCGTATACAAATCTTTCCACTGAGAGGCCTTTTACGTATTTTTGGAAGCATATGACTTTCTTTCTCTGATGTATGATTCTTTTATGTTTTTCACTGTCTCGAATGCTTTCGCGTTGATTGCCCAATAAGGAATTTGATTCAAATTAAATAAATTTAAACTGCTTCCATCTCCTGATAATTTCCCAACAAAATATTGTCTTTCATAATTTTGAGTCGAAAAGTTAAAGGCTAGCAATCCTGTCATTTCATCTCTTGATCCATCCACACGACACTTACCAATATGAAAATACGTTTTCCTATGATTCCCTTGCGATTCTTCATAACAAGGTCCAAGCGTAATCACTTTGGTCCCTATTTTACCTATATCACTGGAGCCGTGAAGATCTTCAATATCAGGCACTAATTGTTTTGTTCTTCGATCTGATTTTCTCACGTGAGAAACTAGAATCACAGGCTTACCACTCAGAAGTGCGCTATCTCGAATGGATTTAACTGTGTCTTTGAGTGCACGATTTTCATTCTCGTCCTCAAAATCAAAATAGTGCAAATGATCCGCGATGATTAAATCCGTCTGAGATTTTACACCCAAGACAAGCCTTTGAAAATCTCGTGCAGTGAAATCTTTATTTCTATAATATATAAATAATTTCTTATATTTATATTGTGTAAGTTCTAATTCAGCTTCTTTTTCTAAATCGATTAAATACTCATCCAACTTACATTGATACCAATCCATGTAGTTGAGATAAATTTGAGGACGTTGATTCATCTTGAAAAAACGATCGGCGATGATTTGATATTTTAATCTTCGTTCAATCTCATATTTCGCAGACTCAAGTGCAAAAAAATGAACAGTTTTACCACGCTTGATATTATTCAAAGCGATATAGGTCGCTAATTGTGTTTTTCCATGTCCTGTTTTTGAGGCAATCAGAATTAAGTCGTCGACTTCAATTCCTCCTAAAGATTCATCTAGGAATGGGACACCAAAGCTGAGTAACTTTTTACTGTTTGCAATCCTTTCAGCTCTTTCGTTTAAGACTCCACTCTCAAGAGTTGTAAACTCATCCAGTAGTTTTAAGTGAGAAGGACCAAGGGTTGTTGTGCTGGTTGTGTCTGACATTCTGGAAACTCCTTTTTGATAATTTCGATCACTTGTTTAGGATTTTTATGAAACCAATTGAGCCATTGAAAAAGCGTAGGGCCTCCCCCATCGCACGAACCTATGCGGCCCTCTAAATCAATCCAACAACTCGTTGATTTCCCATTGACGTAAATATTTTTTGTTCCACTGCCGTTCGTTTTAAATTCATAGGTTTCACAACCCACGTACTCAGTCCCTGACAAATAGGAAAGCGCATATTCGCAATTCAAATTCCACACCCTGTCCCAAAAACTGCCTGACATGGGGGTTTCTCTTTTTGCCTTTCTGTGTGCTTTCTCCTGAATCGTTTTTGTCATCCTGTCAGGATAATAACGCATGATCTCTGCTTCTGAATATTGCACAAAATGTTCCCATACTTTACGAACTAAAAACGGATCACAGGGATCTTTCAGGTGGAAGTAGCCTGGAACCCTAAGCAATCTGGCAAGATCTTTAGCTCGTTTATCTGCGCCGTAAAACGGCACCAAACGATGAGTTAAGATATTTTTCCAATTCTCAACCGTGGCATTCTTGGCTTTCCAGTACACCTGGTATCCTCGCTTGGTTTCTACAACGAGAGTCGGAGTCAGTCCAATTTTTATCTTACTCAGCATTTGCTCTTTCGTTCCATCGTCGATATCCACTGCCCAAGCATTGATCGAAATCAAGTTTTCAATTCTACGTGTTTTAGAAAACTGTTGAACCGTTTGAAAAATTCCAAACCCTTTTTTGTTCCACGCTTCAGCATCTTTGCGATTAATTCGCTTCGCACCTGAAAAGGCTGATGGATCTGAATCGTGAATCACGTAGGTTTGAACTGAATTATCCACAAGCTTCTCCACAAGATAAATTCAACGTGGAATCTGGGAACGTAATATTAGCGATAGACAGATAATTTTTGTTAATAAGCGCAAGGTATTTTTGCCTTTTTAAATACAGAACTCCAATTGGGAAGCATTCTCTAGAAATATACTTATCTTCCTTTTCGTCAAGATATGCATCGATCAGTTGAATCGATTTTTCAAATCCAAATTCATCCACCAATTTTTTTATATGCGTATTAACCTGAGCATCTCGAATCGCTTGAATGCAATGCTTGATCTCCAATTGATCTGCGTAATACTCAAACACCAAACTCGTCTCCTTGGGTTCTTTCTTGTTCCCTGGTTTTCCTGTCTTCTGGGTCCCCTGTTTTGTTGGTGTGTTGCCTTCCTGAGTGTTGCGACCAACAGGAGCAATACTCAGCACAGTATTAAGAACAATAGAAGAAGCAGAAGAAGAAGAAGAAGGGCTAGTCAATTGGCCTTCGTTTGGCTCCCCGTTTGGCAAGCCAACTGGCAGGCCATCCGGCCCTATGTTATCTGTTTGAACTTGTTGGATAATTTTTTCAATTTCATCTTTTCGTGCTTCATTCCCACTATCGAAACTACCCTTTACAGGGTCAGATCCACTCTGTGAAACTGGTAATTCAAAAACACGATTTGTATCTGCTATTTTGGGTGAAATTTGCTCTGTTGGAGTGATTGCTATTTCCATTGGCCCTCCGCTTGGCTGGCCAATAGGCAGGCCATCCGGCCCTACCTTATCTATTTGTTTTCTTTTGAATTTTTTCCTTGTTGCCTCTCCACCCTTTCTTGAATTCCTCTTGAGGGCGGCATACCACTCAATTTTACCACGTGTTCCACTCACGTAGATTTGTGCACGCACTTTACGCAATAAATTTACGTCAATTGCTGCTTGAAAGAATCCTGGCACTGGAATGATAGCCTCGAAATCCTCCTGAGAGACATAATAGGTTTCAAACAGGGTGCAATGCAACCAGACCTCTGCAAATCTAGAAATCACTTCATATGTACTGAGACCTACTTTAGTGCCTAACTTTTTGAATCGAAGATCAGTAAACGTAGCAAGATTCAGTGTCACACTGCTCATATTCCACCCCATCCCATCGACTCCAATATTCTGACCTGCTCTCTAAAATATTTTTGTTCGTGCATCGTTGTTCCTTTCTCAAGCGTTAAAAATTTTGCCTCTCAATATAACCATGGCGATTCTTAGCAATTTTATTTTTGATCCTTGAAAATATTTTTTAAAAACTCCCCATCCTCATTTGGATGAAGCTTAAAATCATCGACACAACGATGAGAACTAACCCAAATGTAAAAACTTCAGTCTTCATGTGCCCCTCTTGCTGAAATTCTTTTTACCTGGAGTCACAGCGAGATAGCCCCACACAATCAAATTCAGGAAGGGCACAAAGGCTGCTATGGCAAGAACGCAGGAATGGGTTCCTTTTCCGTAGATGTCTCTGGCTCGCTTGGAAAAATTGTGAAAATGCATGACTAGGCCTAAGCTCAGAAATGTGATCATGCCAAAGGCATACAAAACATGAAAAAGTATCGGTGCGTTTGGACGTAGCACGCTGGAATCTAAGAACCCGCAACCCAACGCAACCAAGGACTGAGTGATGGATAGAACTCCAAAATTAAATAGAAACTGTGCTCGACCAATGGAGCCTGAAAATTCTAAGAAATCGACGATTGAAAACTGGGATTGATCATCTTCCATAACCCTCTCTCCAAATAAACTTCTCTACGATGAGAGAAAGCGGATTAAACACCATTATTTTAAAAAATATTTTGTCTTGTAGACGATTAGACTTTCTACTTTTTTA